GTGCGTGGTATGCGTCATACATCTCGCAAAAATTCTGATACGCATATGAGGGTATTTCGCCAAGCTTCATGTACTTATCGTGGTATTCGATAAGCTGTACTCGTAAAAGTAACATTGTACCTTTTCCGTTTGCTTGTCGTAGCTTCTTTTCCTCTTCAATGCGCTCGTTTCTTTCTTTTGTGTCTATCGCTTTTTGCTTTTTCTGCTCTTGTAAAAGCCAAACAATATAACCCAAAAGCGCTGTCAGGACAATTGGCAAGGCAATAATGTATGTCTGATAGATTAAATTATTCATCTTACAGCCTTTCGTCTTTGGTAATTGGCACACCGCCCACCACCACTTAATGTGTACCGCCTGCTACCACTTTACCGACATTAGTAAAATGGTAACGCTCAATCTTCTTTTGCTATAGCACTTTGACAAAAGGGAAAACTCCGACAAACAGTTTATCTCTGTCTTTCCATGTACGGCTCACTCCACCCTCACTCAATGCGCTCATATAGTTCTCACCAGCTTGTGAATGGTCGTAGACAGCGAGATTGATAACGACATTCTCAAACTGCTTTAAATCGGCAGTTATATCATCATCAGTGAAAGTGTCCGGATAACACCTTTTTGCTTTTACATCTTCCGTGGCTTGTCTAATGAGCTGTTCAATGAGTGGGTTATCTTCTTTTTTATCGAATGCAACCACATCAGATGTTGTATAATCGTCGTTTGTGACAGTTTCGATATGATATTGTTTAAGTCTGATTTTGACTTGCTCTAATGTGGTGTATTCCATGCCAAGCTCCTTATAATCCAAACTTTTCAATTAACATTTTCTTCAAGTCGCTGCCATTTATTTCTGTGGCATTTTCAATACCATTTTCGCTCGCAAGCTTCTTTAGGTCGGCTGTTGACATTCTGTTAATTTCTGTCTTTGTGTATGGTGTTTCAGGTGGGTTCATAAAATCAGAAGGCACCGAATTGCTATTGCTTTCCGGTACCTCGTCTCCGACTTTATACCACACTCCATCATGCTTTATAGAGTGCGTTGCTATCATAAGCCTTAATCCTCCTTAACTTTGAGAACCATAACGCTATCCATACCCTCAAATGTAGGTAATCCAATCATAGATACGATACAGTGAGTATTGATAGGGTGATTTGTAGCGTATGTGTATACAGATACACCGGTCTCAACAAGTGAGAGGTTTCCGTCTGTGATACTTCCGCTTCTTTCCTCTGGTGTCTTACCAAATGTGTAATCGCCAAGGAATACTCCGGCAGACTGTGCAGATACAATGCCTGTTGGTACAAAGTACTGTGTCTGTCCTGTCTCATCAACATAGAGCTTATCGTATACTTCAATCTCGATACCATATCCTCTAAGGTATTCAGTAACCTGTCCTTGCTGTAATCTGATACCGCCATTGTAAGCTGTGATACCGAGTACCTGTTTTTTTGTGTCCTCTGCCTTAAGCACCATTTCCCAAGTCTCTGTATTCATGGTGAAACGTGTAAGTGAGTAGCCTGTATCCTTTGCAAAATCTCTACGAGCTGTGATAAGGTCATCGAGTGGTGCACATGTGGTAGGCTTATCCCATGCACTTGTGCCGGTAATTGACTTAAAGTGCTTTTCCTTATGCTCTGCGCCATTGTCGGCTGTGTAATCAACGACATAGTTCTTATCGCCAAGCACAACCTTTACCTTTGGTACACCATCTGTAGGTGCAAGCAACTGCCAAATCTGTCTCTCCGGTACAACTAATGCGCCCTCAATTAACATCATTGGTTTCTTTGAAATTTCACGTAATACGTTATTGGCAAGGCTAGAGTTTTCAGAAGTTCTGTAATTGTCATACTCCTGTTCCTCTTTCTCTGTTACCATATATCCCTCACGATAAAATGGCATTGAGTTCTGAATGTCAGAGAAACCTCCAACATCTCTTAACTTTGCCTGTGCGTCAAAGTTTGAAGCTTTGAGTGATACCGGCAGTCCGTTCTTACCCTTGATAAATCTAAGGTCGAGTGAGTCCTGTTTACGTGTTCCGAATTTTTGTCTGCCAAGATAAGGGGCAGTTCCTAATGTCTTTTTGTAGTTATCCCACATTACACCGAGGCTTCTCGCTGTAAATGCTTCTGCTAATGGTAATGCCATGTTCTTCTACCTCCTTTTAAACCTGACTTGCTACAATCTTTGGCGCGCCATAGAAAGTAACTCTAGGTGTTGCAGTTCTAGCTTCATCTGCGATTGAAAGTGACTTAACTTTCTCCCAATCAATAGTTCCCTGATATACATATGTTCCAGGTGCGTCACCCATTGTTACATCTACATCGTGTAACAGATAACCCTTACACTCTGCGTCATTGCTTGGGAATGGTGTACCGGCTGGTACAATCTTCATTCCGTTTGTGTCTGCGCTTGTTACCATAGTCTGTGGTACAAGGCACGCTGCACCCTCATAAGGGAAAAATTTTAAAATTCCTTTACCCTGTGTAAAGTCTCTTACGATTGGCTTTCCCATCGTTCTACCTCCTGTTTTAAATTACATAGCTGTTTTGACTCTCTGTACTTGCAACTGTGCCGAATGAGATTTGTTCTGCATTGGCTACATCTGCCGGCTTTGAGTCGGGTTCATCATTTTTACCGCCATTGTTTGGATTAGGAGTATCTTTAAGTGCATTTTTCTCATACTCCGCTATCGCATTGGCTTTCATGTCGGAAATAATCTTGCCAAGTGATGTTGTGTCAAAAGAGCCATCCTCTTTTACTACTGTCTTTGCTTGTTCGGCAGTAATGCCAAAATCAGACATTGCACTCTCTCGTAAATCTCTGACAGCATTATCTTTCTGTAGCTTGGCAATCCGCTGATTGGCTGTATCTAAGGCTTTATTCGCCTTTTCAAGCTCCGTCATGTTGCCAGCCTGTAGCTCGTCAAGCTGTGTCTGTAGCTCGTCAGCTTTGTCTGCTTTAGCCTTGTACTGATTGGCTTTCTCTTTCTCTCTTGCCATTTCCTCACCGCTCTTGTTAAGCAGATTTGTTATCTGCTCATCCGTTGCATCGGGAAAAAGTTTCAAAACATCATTTCTTGTCATTTCATTACCTCCGTAACTCACGCTTTTGTTATCGCTGGTCGCACCAGCCGAGTTTTTCTGTTGTTTAACGCACAACTGCAAATTTTGTATAAAAAATGAGCAACCGCACCGATTAAGATGTAGTCGCTCATTTAATATCAGTTATTGAATTATAGAAATTTTAAGCATAAAAATGCCCACTCCGTGGTTTGGAGTGGGTAATGTGAATAATTAACTATAGTATCCTTTTGCTTTTTACTAAGATAGGTAATCTCTGGCCGGCCATATTATCACCTCCTAGTTTATACCGCTTTTCTAAATTCCCCTTACAACTAATAATGTTCCACCACTTAATCCTGACGGTAATCCTGTCAGCTTTCCTCCAGAAATACCAAGTGTGATGTTTGTTGCAGCTGGCGAACCATAATATGCTGATTTATAATAATTTGTGCCATTAAAAGCGTAAACAGTTGTAGACGAACCACCCCACTGTGATTTTGTAGTTTCATATGCATAGCCGTATGCTTTGATTACACCAGATGCTGTCTTAAAAGATACTGTTGGGTTCGTAACATCAACAAGATACGCTTCGCAGTTGTTATTGCCACCTGATGCAGTTGCTTCATATGAGCCCGTCACACCAAGAATAGAAACACCTTTCTTGATATTGGAAGCAATAATCTTTGCTTGTTCTGTTGCATCAATAGCAACTTTCCCTGACCCATTGTGATATCCTTGTGGGATTGTATACGCACCATCTTTTGTGCTGCTTTCGCCTGTCACAGCGCCATTGTTCAGCATAGAACCTGTCAGTTTTCCGTCTTTCCCATAGGCAGTTTTACCGGTTAAGATATCTGAAGCAGTAGCGGTAGCATCTGATGTATCTGTTCCTGAAGAAGTTCCTTCCCGAATCTTCACATAATAGTAACCATCTTTCAGCCCGTCATCGGGATAAGCACTTGAATTATCCGAAGAAACATATCCAATGAAGCTTCCTTTTCCTTCTGTATAGGTATCACCAATATCTAATCTGTAATAATTTTTCGTAAATCCGGATGGATATGAATATTTATTAGATAATTGATACACAGATTTAGGATGTGTTTCTGCACCTTTTCCTTTGATATAACTAAGTCCGTCACCTAATACAGTTTCTTTTCCTTTCAGCAGAAAATATCCATCATCTGTTGCAATATAGTAACCATATACAAAACCCGAATAATCAGATGGTGCTGTTGTTCCGAGATGTGTGCGTGTAATGTCCCATACCTTTCCAATATGCTTTTTCCAGATATATTCACCATCACCGACATCCTCAAGCGTACCAACAATTTTTGCACCAGTTTTATCGTGAGCAATTTCACCACTTATCAATTTGTCTGGTGTTACTGTATCTTCTGTCAAATTAAGTAATACCTTACCGGCATATTCCACTTTATTTACAGCCATACTCAATCACTCCTATCCAATCGTTACTGTAGTTCCACCGGCAGAGTTTTCTGACTCCACGTAAGGAATCTTTTCGACTGTAACCTGCGACAGATGCGTATATCCAGCATCCGGCATAATGGTCTGCGGTACACTTGACGGAGTGACCGTCTTAGCCTGTGCCTTTACTCCCTCACTACCGCTCATTGTACCTTTTACTCCGAGGATGGTCACACCCTCTCGGATATTATTAGCGGTCAGTTTCTTCTTTTCTGTGGCATCAATTCCAACCTTTCCAGAGCCATCATGGTAGCCCTGTGCAATCACATAGCTGTCTGTCAGAGTCTTGATAGAGCCTGTCACAGCTCCATTATTCGGCATCGTGCCGACAAGCTTTGTACCTCTTGCGTAGGCGGTTTTGCCTTTTAAAATCTCCGCAACTGCGACAGTGGCATCATTAGAATCTACGTCAAACGTGCACGTTCCTGTGACCAATTCTCCGTCTTTTCCATGTGCCGTGATACCGCTCAACAGCTTATCCGCAGTCACAGTATCGCCTGTTAAGTCAATCAATGTCTTTCCACCATATACTACTTTATTAATACTCATATTTTACAATTCCTTTCCAATAAATACCGTTTGTCCACCTTCAAGATTTGACACCTCGAAAAATGGAATTTCTTTGATTTTTACATTTTCTGCCAGAAACTTTTGGCGTGTCGCAAGCTCTTGTTTTTCGATTTTTGGCGTGACTGTGTATTCTCCCTTGTAGTACTCCACTCCGGTGTGGTCGGATACAATCTGGAAGTGCTCAAAGTCAACCTTAATCTGCTCATTTCTAGGGCAAAAATCCACGTCCAGTTTTTTGTCAAGCTCGCGAAAGGTTACATCGAATCGCATCAAATCACTCCTTCTTTCAGGATCCTGCCGACATATACGCTCATGATGTCGGATGCAAGAGCCTCTCCGGATGTAGTCCGCACTCTTATCTGTATCTCAGCCTGCAATCGTGGCTGTTGTTGTAATTTAAGCGTGTCCTCCTGTGTCAGAGTCAGTGATACGGACGTACCGGAGCAATTGCAATCCGACAAGGTTTTTTCCAACACCGTTTTTTCGCCTTGTGCTATCGTGACATACATCTCTGCAATCAGTGATGTGTCAAACGGCAGTGTAAACTCTAACGTAGGTGTGGTACCTCTTATCATGCTATCCCCCTCCTAGTATCTAAATCTAGTAATAGTGGTTGTTTTAGACCACAAACTAAATGTTCCATTTTCACCGTATGCTCTTACCATTACAGTCGCATCATCCATTCCATCAGCGAAAAATTCATCTGTATAATTCATTGCATAAAATGATGTATACGTTGTATCAAATTCTTTGTAAGATCCATCTGCTTTTGTAACTTTAACTTTATAAGACGTAGCATTTTCTACTTTGTTCCAATTTGCTGAAAAAACTGCATAGTTAAAATACCTTGATGCACTCTTGTAATACGATGCATACTCCACCACAGGAGTACCGAGGATGCATTTCTCAAGCCACTTTTTTGCGGCGTTGTCGAAGGCTTCTTTCAATGTATCGTCTGGCTCAAAGTTGATATCCGGAATCTTAACAGATGGCGGATTTAACGGTGGTGTACAGGCAAATACCGGCACCACATTAAAAACCCCCATTGCAATCACACAAGTCATCGCTATTATTGTTCTTTTCATTTTTCTAAACATTGTTAATACCTCGCTCATTATTTGTAATATTTAACACTGCATCTACACCCTGCTATTTCTTTTACCTCTGCGCCTAGCGAATGGTCTTTTGGAAACATCATCAGTGAATTTCCAACCTCAAACGGCTCAAAAATATCAATTCTCTTTCTGTCGACTTCTGCATGTGTAGGTCTGACATGTGAATCTTCTTTTGAACGCCACTCTTTTGTTTTGTAGCCTTGTTTTACCATTTCAGTTTGCAATCTGTAATTGCCGACTGCATTAGCTTCATTCGCAGCTACATTTTTTGCTCGCTTCTGTGAAGTAAAATACTCCACATCCGTATTTTGCGTGGTAGCGTCAACTACTTCATTCACAATGTACCGGGCATAGTCTGTAATGTATGAGGGTGTTTTCTTTGCTTTACAGTACTGCGTGGCAATGCTCTCATATCTGATAATAAATTCTTTTGTGATTGTTGTTATCTCTGTTTCTTCCTTGCCGGATAACAAGGCAAATAGCATAACAAAGATTTTTTCAAACTTTTCAGCAAGCTTTTTTCTATCTTCCTTTTCCTCGTCAGATAAATCCATCTCACCAAAATATGTTTCGTAATCTATGTCTTGTATTTCATTTTTGTTAAGTGCGTGGATTTCGTCTGCCATATCAAGCTCCAAAATAAATTGACAGCCAATTATTCATCGGCTGTCTTTCCATTGTTCTTATCATCGTTATTATTGTTAGGTGTAGCTGTTGTTGGCTGTTCTTCCGGGAATAACATTTCCATGCGTTTAGCACTTTCAAGAGTAACTTGTTCAGGGTCGCTAAACATGTCAATCGTCTTGACAGCTCTCTTGTAATTGATACCGCACCTAAGTAATATTTCAAGCACCTCTGCCTTAACAAGCATGTTATCTAGCTTATTATGATTAATGTGTATCTCAACATCACTAGGCATAAGCGTAAAGCCTTTATTAATTCTCAGCCTGTTAAGAATAAGCCTAAGCGCCATTCTCTCTGATTTCTTGAGAATGGGCTCATTAATAGCTGTCCTAAGTCCGGCATCGTAATGTCCGTTTCTTAATTCTACAGCAGAACCGGTATCACCGCCTGTATTGCCCTGACGATTTGCAAGGCCTTGAATGCTTAAAAATCTTTCAAAGAGGTCAGTGAAAACCACTTGCCCCTCTGTCTGATTAAGCTCACTCGTCATTACATCAACATCAGCCTTGTTGTCTGAACCGTTGTTAGATTTAACTACCAACGCTCCCTCTTGTCGCATTTTTCTGAATGTATCTATGTCAATCTCACAGTTAACGAATTTCACCCATGCAGACACAAACTGCTCGACACCATTAATTCTGTCCGATGTAAGCACGTTAATAGCGTCTGTGATTGCAATAGTCATTTCAATATCAGATAAACGCCTTGCATTGTTTGGATATTCAATCACTGGAATTGCTCTGTTGCCGTTTATTCCGCTTGCATAAATCTTGTCGTTGCGAATATCAAACCACTCGTTGTCAGTGAACACGTAATAAATATCCGCTCCATTCTCGTCCTCTCCGATTTGACAAGAGAATGCCGGACGTCCGTTTGGGTAGTATACTACAAAGGTATACATTGGATTTTCAGACGATAGGTAAAAATCGCTCTCATCAAGCAACTGTCCTTGTCCGTCATCGTTACCGATAAATCTGTAGCCGGTACCGCATATGCTTCTCCAACGATGTATGTCTATATCGCACTCCTGTTTGCTTTCTGAATCCATTGTGATGTTAAGCTGTGTGATTTCTTCCGACTTATGGTTATCGGTGCCACGTAGCACATATTGAATTGGCTCGGCACACATCTCTGCGGTTTTGCGCTCAACAAGCTCATACGCAAGATTTACAGCAATTTTGTTATTGATTTCCGGGCGGTTTACTTTCTGCCGATACAAAATTGGTTGGTCGCCACGATAGTATCTGTCAAGATACTCAATCTCAATAGCGTTTTGTTCGTGAATCACAAGTGCTTTATTCAGTTCTTCGATTATGTTGTTTTTTGTGATTTGCCTTTTACGTGTAAAAATAACTTGTCTGCCGTAATTATTTTGGCAGACGGCTGAAAAAGGTCTTACATTTTTATGAGCATATCTATACATCAATAAAACCTCATACCACTTGCAGAAGTTCTTTGCGGAACCTCTTTTATCTGAAATTCTCCTGTGCCAGCCCAAAACCATATCCATTTACGGCAGTGCGTACACATTACTTTATGGTGCTTCTTATCGTTTTTATTTACCCACGTTAATAGCTTTCCGCAACAAGGGCACATTACACTTCGTTTTCCTGTTGGTACAATATTTTGATTATTCATGTTGTCCTCGTTTCGTAAAAAAATAGCACCCACAATCTGTGAGTGCCGTTTCTAAAAGAGATTTTCGCAATGAACGAATTACGATTTTTTCATAGTTATATTATAACTGTCAATTTTTTAAGTGTATATATGCAATGATATGCAAAACTATGCACACTACTGCACATTTTCAAGATATTCTTTTCCGTAAAGCCTTTCAAACTCTTGTAAGGCTCTGCCGTGGATTGTAAATATTTTTCTTATGCTCCAATTTGTAGCCTGGGCGATTTCTTCAAAAGTGTTTTGATTGACATATCTCATTGAGAGTACGTGATAATAGTCGGTATTCTCCATACTATCAATTTGACCGATAATATGGTTTCTTTTTCTCATAAATTCATCAACAAGTCTGTCTGTATCTTTTTCCAAGTCCACAATTTTAGTTACTGTACTGCCTAATTTATCTTTGTCAGATGAAACATCAACTGCCTCTTTGTCTGTTGAAACAGTAACGCTACATGCTATTGTCTTAAGCCTGTATATTTCAGACAGCTTGTTTTGTATCATTTTATCTAATCTGCTAATTTGATTTAAGTAAGTTTTTGTATTCATTAATAAAGCCCTCCTCTGAACGGATTGTGTACTGCTTCAACCTTTGCTATCCTACTGCCTTGTGTCATTCTTAAGGCAAAGTTTGAAAAAACATCAGGAACATCATCGAGCTGTTTTTTGCCTGTTACTGAATATCGTTTCAGCAGTGATACCATTACCCCATAAGGCTCATTGGGCTTATAAAGTGATTGGTCTTTGAAAATAATATGTTGTAAAATCCAGTTAGAACACTGAAAAATACGTGCTTCCTTATTTGTCTCTGTCGGTACATCAGTGATGTTGCATATCCACCCTTTATTTTCAACTCGCTTATTAACTTCCATAGCCACTCTGTCACCGCCGGCATTACGCTCAAACTCACACTCTTGTACCTGATTATTGACTAATGTGTTTGACGCATTTTCATACTGCATTTCATAGTCCGCCGTATTATCGCATACGCAATCAACGCAGTAATAGTCCTCGCCATATTTTTGCAGTATTGGCATAACAAAATAGTCTGTGCCTTTTCCCTTTGTATCGCATTGAGCTGTGATAATTTCCGGCTCGCCATGTGGCAGATTGAAGTATCTGCGGATTTTATCATCAGGAAACAATAGACCCTCACGCTCAATAGGTTCCTGTTTATACAAACATCGGTAAGAGATTTCGTCCATGAGTAATTGTTGGTCTGCAAAAAACTCTTTCGTAAAACCGCCATACTCATAATCAAAATTACTTTCCCCTGTCACCGGGTCTACATCAGGAACCGATATTGTTTTGACTCTTGGATTTCCAATATACATATTTTGAATGCGTCCGATAACATCATGTACGCTCCAACGAGTGGCAATATGTATCTCTTTACATGGTTTTCCGTCCGTATCTTGTGTCTTACGTTGTCTTGCGTCTACTGCGTATTTATCCCATAATTTATCAAGTATTGTAGGATTTAAGGCTTCCTCAATTCCGCCTATCATATCATCAACTAGCAAAAATTTACTTGCACGGACTTTTCCGGCATTCTTACTTCCAACAGAAGTACATTGTACTGACGGAAAAGGTTTGTATTTGCCAATATTGAATTGCTCCATTTTGGCATTGGTGCTTGTGACTGATAGATTGGGGAAAATGTCATGCCATGCGTAATCATCATCATTGGTAACAATGTCGTATACTCCATCGTAGTACATTCGTGTAATATCGCCACTGTGTGAATAAAATAGGCTGTAGTCTTTTGGAAACCAACCGGCAACTGCTGAATGAAAAAATTTCTCAATCGTACTCTTTCCAGCTCCAGGCACTAGACTCACACACAATATGTCGTATTTATCATCAATCATGCCTTGCAATGCGTCCACAAGTCCGATTTTGATTAGTTGTTTCCTACGTGGCATATAAAATCGGTCTTTAGGCTCACGCTTTTTCTCTATGTACTGAAAATAGCTGTCAACTATTTTGTTTTGAGCTTCAAGAAGCAAAACCTCATATTTTTTGTTTATCAGCTCATATGTAGTCTTGTGGTCGAATGCGTATTTTTCCAAATCCCAAATCGTGCCACCTGTTTTAGCCGTGCAGAAGTCCTCTATAAGCTCTTTTGCTCTCTTAGTGAGTTGTAGTCCATACTCAATATCTTTCTCGCCATTTATGGCTACACTGCAAGCGTCTACATAGGCATTAATTACTTGCTCGTCTTTCCCTTTGTCCTTTATGTAGTTTTCATATCCGTTTACTGTGGAAATAAGGCTTTGACTAGCCATAAAGAAAAGCACCTCCACTTTTAAAAGCAAAGGTGCTTATAGACCTCTGCCTATAACTGTTTTAGGGTAGCGACTACAATCAATCTGTAGCCGGTAATTGTTTTTATTCGTTTGCTTTGAAATTGTAAATCGGTTTTATAATGTCAACTATTTCAACGGTATCTTTTATATTTCCAATTATTTCATCCATTGTTTTATATGCCATAGGGCTTTCATCAATCGTAGATGTATTTACAGATGTTGTAAATATTCCGTCCATTGCTTTTTGATACTCTTCTAGCAAAATGCTTTCTTTTGCCTTTGTTCTGCTCATTGTTCGCCCTGCTCCATGCGGCGCTGAATAATTCCAATCTTCATTTCCCTTGCCAATTCCCAAAATGCAACCGTCACGCATGTTTATTGGTATCAGTACCTTTTCCCCCATTTTTGCAGAAATAGCACCTTTACGGACAATATTTGTATCGTGTTCAATGTAGTTGTGAATCGTTTGAAATCGTTCAGTTTCTTTTGTAACTTCCCACCCCATATAGTAACAAATAATGCTCTGAATGGCTCTTCTGTTAATTTCCGCAAACTCTTGGCATAATTTCATATCGTGCAAATACATTTCTCTATGTTTTCCAATAAGATATGATAACTCTCTAGGGATTTTAGTTGTATTTGTTTCGTAGGACTGCTTTAATTCTTTGATAGCCTTGCTGATTTCTCTTTCTCTTTTACATTTTTTGTATTCAGCAATCAATTTCTCGCTATCTTGTTTGAAAT